TGGACGAGCTACTCTTCGACACAGGCACGGAGGAGTTTGCCCAAGCCCTTGTTGTAATGCCGTCCAATTACAACAACGGCACCGTTACCGCCCGCTTTTACTGGAGTGCATCTTCGGGATCGGGCGGCGTTGCATGGGGTATCAGTGGCCGCGCTTACGGCGACGATGCCGCCCTCGACCAAGCCAGCGGCACTCGCGTTGCAGTCACAGACACATTCATCACAGCTAACGATGTCCATGTGACGAGCGCGACGAGCGCCGTGACCATTGACGGAACACCAGCGGCCAACAAGGCGATCAACTTTCAAATCTCCCGCGTGGTCGGGGACGCTGCCGACACCCTCGGCGTGGACGCCCGCCTCCTCGGCGTGGAAATCATCTTTAACTAAATGAGAGCGCGAGTCCGCCATTTTCAACCAAAGGATGCGGGTGCCAATCTTGTGCTCGATGCGCGGTATATTTCGCAGAGCAATGGGACGGCTGTAACATCATGGTCTGACCGCAGTGGTAATGCCTATAACGCCGATCAATCCACAGCGGCGAGACAGCCAATTTATGAGACTGCTGGCATAGGCGGGCAAGGCGCGGTCAAATTTGATGGCGGCGATGTCTTAGAAATTGCAAGCGGTTACACAAATCTTTTGTCCGCAGACAACACATACTCGGTGATGCTTATTACCAATTTGTCCTCGTTTGCGAACCAACCAGTGATTCTTGGGCACAGTTCAAATTTCTTTTTTGAATACGGCAACATGACCAGCGTGTATTACTATTACGGACAGGGTTCAGATTTTAGAACTTACGGCACAAGCAATACCGTAATGGCTACAAACACATCTTACATTGCCAGCTTTACAAAAACGGCGGCAACTTCTGGAACACTGTATGTCAATGGAACGGCGCAAACATCATTTACAAACAGCGGAGGGGGGCTGGTTACTACACCATCTGCGTCTGCAAGTCTGATTTTGGGCGGATACACCGTTGCGGCTGGCTTTGCCATATCTGGATACATTCCCTTGGCGCTGTTTTTCAAAACAGACCTTAGCGATGCCATGAGAAAGCGTGTTGACCACTTTGCTGCGCGTTCTTGGAAATTTAGCTGCAACTGACCATGACCACATACCTCCTCCTCAACGGCCAACTCCGCGCCGAAACTGACGAAGCCGCGATTGCCAACCTTCGCCGCAAGGGATGGGTGGATGCGCCTGCGAAGCCAAGCGATGACGCACAGTGGCAAAACGGCGCGTGGGTTGTGCCGCCTGCGCCGACCTACACGCCCGAAGCATGGACTGCGATACATTTCTCAGCCATGCAAGTCAGCGCCCTCCAGCGTTTTGAGATGGCCCTGCTCCAAGCAGGCAAACCGCTCGGCACGAACATGACCGCGCTCAAAGCTTGGATGGAGGGGATGCTTGTTGCCAGCGTTGACCCGACACCGCGCACATTCAGCGCCCCGCCGTGCAGCTACGAGGCCGCGAGCGCGGAGGCGGTTCAGTCACTCCAATCCTAATTCCCTCCCGGCGCTTCGGCTATGGGACGCAGGGCCGCTCCTAACAGGGCGGCTCTCGCTTTTTCGAAAGATATCGTGGGGCGTTTTTCATTCAAGAATGGCGAAGGGGGGCAGGCTTTGACACCCCGTCCGAGGCATGAACCTCGTCACGACTGCGCTTGGCAAACTGAAGGAAAAGTCCACATGGGCTGGCATTGCCGCCCTCACTGCCGCCGCTGGCTGGAAGCTCGATCCGGATCAGTGGTCGGCCATCGCCGCCACGGTCATTGCCGCTGTCGGCCTTTACGAAGTCTTCCGCAAGGAGAAGTAAGCCGTGCGCCACATCGCCGCGCTCATGGCGTTGTTTTGCGCCGGATGTGCCACGATGCCGCTCGACCTCAAGAACGGCGGGGTGCCGTTGGCGAAGTCGGGCTGGCAACTTAGCGGGGGCGCGGACTTCGATAAGCAGATTTGGTATGTGCTTTTTTGGCGTCCGTGGGGCAGCGCGGAAAAGGAAGCCGCTATCGACGCAGACCGCATCGTCCTGCCCCAATGAAGCGCGAGCCGCGCTATCCGGTGACGATTAACGGCGAGGCGTTGCGGGCCATCTTCACGCGCCCAAAGCCATCTGACACGCGGGGCTTCTTCGTGCGCCTGCTCTCGTCCGTCCAGCCAATCGTGAAGTTCACGAAGCGCGGCATTTCATTCATCGGCATACGGGGCGGCGCGGATTTCTAATGAAAGCGATACAAACATGGTTGAAGCACTCATTCGTTCAGTTCTTGGCTGGCCTGCAGCAGATAGGCGAGCAATCGCCCTTGCCCTCGTTGCCAAACTCTCCGTTGCCGACCTTGCCGAAGTCCTCGCCGCCGCGCACACTCGCATCCACCGCGAAGCAGAAAAGCGCAAATCGCATCGCGCTGCTGGCGCAGATCGCGGAAAGGGAGATCGGAAAAAAGGAAGTTAAGCAAAACATCGGCAAGGATGTCCGCAAATACCAAGCGGCGACTACGCTGGCCCCCGGCGCGTGGCCTTGGTGCGCGGCGTTTTGCGCGTGGGCGCTTCAGCAGTGGCTCGACGATCCCACGAACGTGAAGTGGCTTGGGCTGCGCGCGACTACGCCTGCGAAATGGCGTCCCAAGACGGCGCTGGCCTATGGCTTTATCAAGTGGGCGCAGGCAAGGCCCGCGACTTGCACGGTCCTGCCCGACACCGCCGAGCCGAAGGCGGGGGATCTGGTGTGCTACGACTTTTCGCACATCGGTATCGTTAAGCGATCCCTCGGCGACAAGTTCGAGGCCATCGAAGGCAACACGAATGGCGCGGGGAGCAGGGAGGGCGATGGCGTTTATTTGAAGACTCGCTCGCGCAAGTTGGCCAAGTGCTTCATTCGGATTCGGCCAAGCGGCAGTTAAAGAAAAGCCGCAAAACCTTTAACAGCGAAAATCTTATTCAATGAAAGGAGGACAACCATGCACCGATCAAACGACTTGGGCCTCGTCTATGGGCCTTACGGCGCAGTCGGCTTTGTCCAGCGCATCACTCCGAGGCGAACTGCGGTTCGCTTCAGCGCGTTGCGTTGGTTTCTAAAGCTGTTTGCGTAAACAAAAACGCTGTTTGCTATACGCAACGCTACTTTGGATATAGCGCGATATACAAAAACGCGCAGTTGCTGAGAGCGTAGCCGACAAAAGCACACGCCAAAGCGCCATTGCCATCACGCCAGAAGCCGAAAGCCGTGGCGAGATAGAGCAGGGTCGAGGCGAGTAAGGGCCAGAAGGTCACGCCGCTTTGTGTCGCCCGATGCTGATCTTGCCGCCGTTGCAGTTGTTGGCGGCCCAACGCACCACCGCGCACACGACGCGCTCAAGGTCGCGGACATGGGTCTCGTCTGTGGGCGGGATGACCGCATGGCAAAGTTCGTGGACGCAAATGCCAAGCAAGTCGCCCTCCACGGCAGATGGCCTGAGATAAATGATGCGGTCCTTGTAGTGGCACATCCCGTCTAACACTTCACGATCCGGCGGACGGCAGACCTTCACGCGCCACCATTGGCCGTCGAGCTTGAAACGCATCGTGGGAGTGCGCTTGCCGCGCTTGCGCGGCCCTGTGGCGCGCTTTTTCATTTCAAGCGGTAATGCGGGATCGGATAAACGCCCCGGTTAGTCATCACGCGATACTTTTGCATCTCGGCGCGTCCTGCCCTGACAGCTACGGAAAGCTGGCCGCTCACCGTGTCTTTGGTCTTGCCGAGTTTGTCGGCAAGCTCGGCGCAGGTTAGCCACCCTGCAGGGATTTTATCCACATTGGCGGGGAGGAGGGCCGCGCACCATGCGGCGAGGTCGGTGTCGGGCTTTGTGGTCGAAAGTTTCGACTTCATGGCAGGCGGTAGTGGGGGGAAAGCGTAACGAGATTGACCGTGCAGGCGTTATCGCTTGCCTCGCCGTAAGCAAAGCCGTGCGCCCAGCCGAGCGTTTGCCGCCGCCCCTTGGCGTAGCCCACAGAAAGATCAATGCCGCAGCCGATGTTGTAGCCGACGACCGGACGCTGGCAGCGTCCTTGCTCTTGCGCGACTCGGTGTGTATGCCCAAACACACAGGACATTCCCAGCGCCTCGGCGTGGTCGCGGGCCGCGCTTACGTTGTAAAGGACGCCGTGCAGGAACAGCGTGTCGCCAAGCCGGGTGCAAGCCTCTGGGCGCAGGCCCGCATAAGGAACAATCTTGGCCCGCATTTCCTTGGCGGCGTCATCAATGCGCGCCAGCACTTGCCCTGCGGCGTAACTCACTACGGCGTTGCCGCTATGAGCGAGGCCGCAAAGACGGTCCTCATGATTGCCAAGGTGGATGACTGTCGGCTCAAGCTCTCGCAGGAACGAAAGCCCCGCGAGCAAGTCATCGGCCATCGACTCCGCGCGGTCTGGGTCATCGGGATCGCGGCGAGCGCCCGCCCGAAGCGCGGCCATGTCGGTGAAGTCTCCGAGGTGCAGGATGGTCTGGGGAGCGTAGGCCTTGCGGAAGGCGAGCATTGCCTTTGTCGCGCGAGGGTCGGCAAGGTGGCCGTGCGTGCAGGAAACCGCCATCCAGCGTTTCCATTTTCGGGTTACTGCCGCCACAAAAGGCGGCGGGAGTGTCAAAGACCTATGACAAAAAGTAACCCAAAAGTAACCACCCCGCGCGAGGCACAATTCGTCCTTCCGCTTTCAATTTCTACTGACGCGACGGACTCAAAATCCGTTTCCCGCAAGGGAGTGTGGGTTCGACCCCCTCCGCCGGTATGCTTTAACCCCCTGTAAATCAGGGGGTTAAGTTTTTAGGAGGGCGAAAAGTAACCACATTGAAACCACTTCGTCGCAGCCCCGCGCTCGACGTAATCGAGGTAGTTTGACCGCACGACTCCCTCGGAATTTCCCATCTCCAGCGCGACCTGCGCGGCGGATTTCACGACCGCGCAGCGGTAGGAGCCGTAGGAATGTCTCAGCCCGTTCTTCACCCACTTCACCCCCTTGCGCTTGACCCGCTTTGCCAAGTTGTCGATCCGCACTCCCTGCGGGCAAACGTGATCGTCGGGCGCAAGGTCGGCGCGGCGGAGCCAAGTCATCAGCGCGGGATGAATCGGAACGAGGCGGCGGCGATTCGTGTTCTTCGCGTTCTCCGGTAGAACCTCGATCAACTTCTTGCCGAGCTTCACTTCCTGCCACAGCAACCTTTCCGCCTCGCAAGTCCGCAGCCCCGCCAACCCGCAAAGCGCCAGCGGCAAACGCCATTCCGGCGCAACGGTGGCGAGCAGGGCGCGAAACTCGACGGGCGTATAAATCGGGGGGCGCTTTTTTGGCACGGGCAAAGCATGGGTGCGCTGCGGGGCGGTCATCGTATCGGGCAAGAATCCCTGCTTCCGCGCCCAGATAAAAAACGAAACGAGCGTTTGACGCACGTTGTTGTGCCGCCTCGGCCCGACCCCTAATGAGTCAAGGTGCAACTTGACTTGCTCGGCGGTAACATCGGTTATCGGCCCCGGATGCTTTGCGGTGAAGTGGGCAATGTCCGCTTCGATAGTCCGGGTCTGAATTTCCCGCTCGGTCTGGTGTGCCACATATTTACGCGCGGCCTCGGAAATCGGCGGACTATCGGCTCGCTGCCCTTTCCACGCAAGGAACTCAGAAAGCAGGGCGGGGTCGAGATTCCCTAACTGGCTGCGTCCGTCCCGCAGAAGGGCAAGCTGCCCCTTGGCCTTGGCCTTGGCCTTGCTCAAATCCTTGGCCGCGCACAGGACGCGCTTGCCGCCCCGGCGGGAGTGCCATTTCCAGCGTCCGTCCGCCGCCCGCCAGAGACGGCAGGACATCCCGCCCACTTTGACCGTCTCGCTATTCATTTTTTATTCGTTGTTGCGGGGGGGGGGGGTAGAACGACCGATGTCCTACGCCGCCAAGTAAAACCCCCGTGAATGACGAACATGAGAAACCTACTTCCCCTGTTGTTTGCCTCGGCGCTGTTTGCCAAGGGCGCGCTTTACCTCCTTCTTGCCTTTGGCCTCGGCCTTGCGGCTGACCTTCTCTACCGCTTGTCCCGCTTCTGCGAGGTAGGTGGTGAGAAGGTGGCGCGTTAGGCCGCTGAGTCCGCCGTAGCCTCCTGCGCGAGCGTGAGCGCGACCGCCTTCGATAAGGTCGCGGGGTAAACTGATGCCCGCCGGGACGGCTTTTTCCCCATCTGGTTTTCGTGTGTTCATGATGAGTAGTGAGCAAGGGGAATATACCACAGTTTACCAAAAATTGACAATTTTTAGGGGGTAGGGAAACCCCCCATTTTTTCCCTTTACAAACTTTGTTAAAGTTTAGAAGATGCGCCCATATTACCTATGGCGCAGCGCAAACTCCCACCGCACAAAAAGTCACGGGCCGCAGGCATTTCCCTGCCGCCAGACATCATCCGCGAAGCGCGCAAACACGCTTACGCGCAGGGCATGAGTCTTTCGATGTTTGTGCGCTCGCTTTTGATCGCGCGCCTTAATGGCAACGCCGCATGACTTTCCCGTAACCGGAAAAACACAGAACAAAACAACATGGACTACCTCACCATCATCGCAGTCACGCTGGCGGCAATCGGCGTGGTTAGCATGGCGTGGATTGGCGGCTACCAAGTCGGCTCGACCACGGCAATCAGCGTTGAGCGCGACTTCGCGGATCGGCGCATTAAGGGACTGCTCGACAGTCTGAACGAAAAACCCCCGCGCCTGCGCTATCGCAAAGTCGATCCGCGCAAAGTCGGTCGCAAGCGTTACCTCAACTCAAAACTCAAGGAGGTCGCGTGAGCATAGATCGCCGCCTCCCCGTGTCTGACAACCTCGGCTGGCAACCATGTCTTGATCCGGTCGCGCTGGGGAAACTCATGGAGCGTGTTTGCAGTGGCAAACGCCCTTCGCTGCGCACCCGCATTACCAAGGGACTCGCCGCGCTTCGGCGAAAACTGGCATGACTCCGACCCCTCCAGACAACGCGATTGCCGCGATGGTTGTATTAACCGGACTCGCAATTGGCATGGTCATGTTCGTCGAATTTATTGCGAACTTTTGGCGATGACGATTCCGCGCACATCCATGTTCCGCAAACCCCGCCCGAAGGGATGGGGGAAAAACGCAAAGAACGGACACGCAAAAGGGCGCAAGCGCGGCGTTGCCCGCACAACGCGCTACGATCGCGAGCTTGTCGAGGTTGTCCCGCCTGCGGTTTGCAGTGGGGATTACCTCGCCGCAAATTGCGTTGTCCTCGCGGCGGCGGTTTTTGGCCCCGCCTCGCAGGCATGGGCCGAATCATTGCTTCCGGCGGCAAGGCAACTCGACGCGAGGGGGGCGCGATGAACGAAGTCATGATGGAGCAGGAAGATTTTATCCGCCTCAAGGACGCTGAAATCGCGGCATTGCAGGAGGAGCTTATCCGCGAACGCGCACGGCGCGAGGCGGCAGAGAAGGGCGAGGAGCTTGCTATTGCGACCGGACTGCAATGGCAGCGCAAATACAATGAGGCCCGCAAGCAGTTGCAATCGTGGGCCGACTTGGCCGACGAGGAAATCAAACTTGCCGCGCTTCGCCGCGCGGAAGTGGAGGCGTGCGAATTGTGAGCGGGGCTAATCAGATCGTTATGGGGAGCGTGACGGTTGGCCCCGCTCCTTCCTCCTGCGAAGACGCGATGGCCGCAAGCATTGTGCATTTGCTTGGCCGCTTGGCCGAAGTCGAGGCGGAGCGGGATTTTTACAAAGCGGCAGCGAGCAAGCTGATGAGCGGTAAGCCGCATAATGGGAGGCGGAAGAATTGAACCGCATTGTCATCGGTATTGATCCGGGGCCAGAGCAAAGCGCCTTTGTTATGTTTGACGGCAAGGCGGTTTTGGATCGTGGCCTCCTTCCGAACACTGAGCTTGAGGTTCATAGCTTGTGGAAGCAAAAGCACATCTTTTGCGAGATGATCGCCTCATACGGCATGGCAGTTGGGGCGAGCGTATTTGAAACGTGCGTATGGATCGGGAGATTTGTCGCGGAGTCTTATTCTTCTTCGGGTCGTGACTTGCACCGCGTTTTTCGCAGGGACGTTAAGCTGCACCTCTGCAACAGCGCGAGAGCCAAGGACGCAAACGTGCGGCAGGCATTGATTGACCGACTTGGCCCGCAGGGAACGAAGAAGCAACCGGGACCGACCTACGGTGTTCGCTCGCACGAGTGGGCCGCGCTGGCGGTCGCGGTCTATGGCTGGGATCAGATTTTCGGACGGTCATCGAACGGATGCCCGCCCGCATGAACACAGAACAAAGACGCCGGGAGGCGGCAACCCCCCGGCGCGATTTAGCACATGAACACAGAACAAGTGAGCAACGTGCAGCCCGTAGGCAAAGCCATCGCGGCGGCACTCGTCAAGGCGCAAATGGCTTTCGGGCCTGCGCTCAAGACATCCCAAAATCCACACTTCAAAAGCAGATACGCCGATCTTTCGGCCTGCGTTGAAGCCGTCATCGAAGCCCTCAACTCAAATGGCATTGCGCTAATTCAGCGCACCTTGCCCTGCGAAAGCGGCGTCACAGTCGAAACTGTCTTCCTGCACACAAGCGGGGAAACAATGAGCAGCGGCCCGTTGCACGTTCCCGCGCAGAAGCAAGACGCGCAAGGCTACGGCTCCGCGCTCACTTATGCCCGCCGATATTCGCTCATGGCGGCTTGCGGTATTGCGCCGGAAGACGATGACGGCAACGCAGCGAGCAAGCCCGCCACCTACGCAAAACCCTCACGCCCCGCTCCGCGCATGACGGACGAGGCTTCGCGCCCCCGCAGCAACGGCAATGCTCCGGTCAAGGCAAGCAATCCCGCCGACGATGACGAGATTCCGTTTTAGTCGGCACAACTACAACACGAACACAGAACACAGAACATGAGCAAAATCGCAGTGAAAATCGACGTAAAGAAAATCAGCAAAGACGATCTCTACGCCGGGAAAAAAGGAACCTACCTCGACGCTATCCTCATCCCGAACAAGGACGGGGCGAGCGACTACGGGGATGACGGCTTCGTCGTGCAGGGCGTGACGAAGGAAAAGCGCGACGCGGGGGAGCGTGGGCCGATCATCGGCAACTGGCGCTTTCTCGGCGGCAGCGCGGCAGGCAACCGCAACAACCAACCGGAGGCCGAGGACGGAAACGTCCCGTTTTAGAAATGGACGCAGCGACCTACCGCGCAACGGAGGGCATTAGCGCCTCCGACATCAAGTGGATACTGCCGCCCAAGACCCCGGCGCATTATCACGCTTACAAAACAGGACAGATCGTGCGGGAAGAAACCCGCGCGCTCGTCATCGGCACGCTCTGCCATCTGGCGGTGTTGGAACCGGAACGCTTGCCCACGGCTTTTGCCGTGCGGCCTGCGGGGCTGGATTTCCGCACGAAGGACGGCAAGGCGTGGAAGGAATCCCAAGGCGACAAGCCGATCTTGGACGAGACGGAAGCCGCAATGCTCGACGGCATGAGCAAATCCGTTGCCGCGCACCCCGCCGCTGCCGCCCTGCTCGACGGGGCGCAGCGCGAGGTGAGCTTGTTCAAGGATCACCGCACGGGGCTAAAGCTCAAAGGACGGCTCGACGTTCTCGGCAACGGCTACGTGGCGGACGTTAAGACCGCCGAGGCAGGGGATGCCGGGGGCTTTGCCGCCGCCGTCTTTCGCTACAACTACCATGTGCAAGCGGCGATGTATTGCCAGCTTGCCGGGGTGGAGCGGTTCAGCTTCATCACGGTCGAGAAGGTCGCACCCTACGCGGTGGCGGTCTATAATCTGTCGGCCAAGGCGCTGCAAGTCGGGCTTAACTCGCTCAACTACGCCTTGGACACCATCGCGCTTTGTGAGGAAGCGGGGCAGTGGCCCGCTTATGCCAATGAAGTGCAGACGCTCGACCTCCCGGCATGGGCCTACAAAGCGGCGGAGGAAGTGAAATGAACGCCGACGAACGCCGAGCCTGTGACGGCCTCGCCCCGGATGAGGACACGCCGCTCTGGTCGCACATGGAGTGGATGCGCGAACACGTGGAGCGGTTGGCGTGGGAGTTGGAATCGACCAGCCGCGAACTCAAGGAGGCTACGGCCAAGCTGCAAGCGATGCGCCGTCAGCAACCCGATGACGGCAAGGTGTCGGGACGCGACTCTTTGCTTAACGGAACGGGGGTGTGGTCGTGACATGGCAACCGGAACTGTCATTCGCACCCGCCGAGACGCACAAGCGGCCAACGCAAGCGGGGCGCATCCTCGCCTACTTGCGCGAGGGACACCGCATCACGGCGCTGGAGGCATTGGAGTTATTCCAATGCTTCCGGCTGGCCGCGCGCGTCCACGAACTACGGCGGGAGGGCTGGAACATCATCGAGCGCACCGTCGAGACGGCGAGCGGGAAACGGATCGCGGAGTATTCCCTATGATCTACCTCAACCTCAAAACCTCCACCCTGCGCGCCCCGGAATACATCGGCAGCGAGCCTACGCAGCGCGGCACATGGCTTAACCTCCTGTGCTATTGCTGCGAGCAGGAGAACGGCGGCGTGATCGACGGCTGCGCGGGGTGGAAAGATCGCCAATGGCAGCAGACCGCCGGGGTGACGCTGGCCGAAGTCCGCGAGGACTGCGACCTGTGGAAATGGGACGGCGAAGCCCTTGTCGTGACGTTCTACCCGTCTGACAAGGAGGCCGAGGTGCAGGCCCGCCGCGAGGCTGGTCGATTGGGCGGAAAACGGTCGGGAAAAGCCCGCCGTCGAAGCAAAAACGAAGCACACCTTCAAGCAAACGGCGAAGCACCCCTTGAAGGAGTGCTTGAAGCACACCTTGAACGGAAAGGAAAGGAAAGGAAAGTAAAGGAAAAGGAAGTTGGGCGAAGTGTCGCGGAGGTATCCGCGACCAACGACACGGATTGGTTGAAGGAATTGTCCGACAATCCTGCCTATCGCGGCATCAACATCGAAGCCGAGCTTGGCAAGATGACGGCATGGTGTTCCGCCAACGGAAAGCAACGCACCCGCCGCCGATTTGTGAACTGGCTCAACCGCGCCGATCGTCCGATCAACGCAAGCGGCCAGAAAATCAACGGCACGGCAAAGCCTAAGTCCGATACTCCTTGGGAGATCAAACAGCGTCTGGAGGCCATCACGCGCGAAATAGAGGGCATCCGGGCGGACAGACGCAACCGGATTCCCAAGGCCGACACGCCGTGGGAAAGCACAATGGCACCGGAGGCGGTCGAGCGGGTCAAGGCGTTGAAGGCAACAGCGCAAGAGTTGAACCGCAAACTTGCGCTTTCGGAAAGGGAGGCGGCATGACCCTTCGCCCCTTTCGCCTCACGACCTTGCTGGAGGCCGCAAAGGTGGCCGAGCTTCGCTGGCTGGAGGCGCGGGCCATCGGGATGAACTCGGCCACGACCTACCATTCCGACTACTGCGAGATCATGGGCAGGGACATTACGGGCATCCTTGGCGAGATGGTCGTGGGGCGGAAGTTCGATAAGACCTACCTCCCGGCGATTAACACGTTTCACGGCAAGGCCGATGTCGGGGAGGACATCGAAGTAAGGGCGACCGAGCACCTTAACGGCTCGCTGATCATCCGCGACAATGACGATCCGGCGCGGCGGTATGTGCTGGTCGTTGTTGACCCGATGCGGGGCTTTGCCGTGCGGGGGTGGATATACGGCTACGAAGCGACGAAAGACGAATGGCACAAGAGGGGCGAGGGACGGCCCGCTTGGTGGTATCGGGGGCCGCTAAAACCTTGGGACACGCTGACGCTGGAGAGGCCGAAGGATGCGGCGATGCAACCGGAGTATGCGTGGTGAGCAAGACGCTGATGGAATGGATCAAAGCCAATGACCTTGACGCCCGCCTCGTCATGAACGCACTGCAAGATCACGGCAAATGCTCCGACCTGTGCGTTGGGGTCGAGGACGTAGCCAACGGGGGCGAGTGCCTGCGGTGGTTGTTGGGGCGGGATGTGAGGGAATACCGGGGGGCGACCGCTAACAGGAAGTAAGGCTCATCATGCACATAAACACATAGGGGGCATGGATACCGAAATGTTCAAGGAATACATTGACAGGGACGGGCTGCCGGAACCGGAGCCAGCCAATGCGTCTTTCTTCACCGAGAAAGAGCAAGCGGCATTGACCGCTGAAAAACGCGGATATTGCGGATTTTGCGGGACGGTGTTTTGGGGGCATGAGGCGATATGCCCGGAGTGTTACGAAAGGACGATGCTGCTATGAGGGAAGCATACAAGCAAAGCGGGCATAAGTATCTCGGCAGGAATGTCGGGCGAGGGTGCAGGCAATACAGCAAGATCGTGAAGGCGCTGCGGGGTATGGCGACCTTTAGATTGCTGGACGAGGTAGCGCGGGAGGATGCGAGGCGCAGGAGGGAGAGGGAGCGCGAGGCGAGCGTAACGTGTTGAGCGGCAGCGAGTAGGAAACCTTCCCCCAAAAAGTTAAGGGGGTTGCGCGCGACT